CCCAATGCTCACATTATACTGAATGAAGTCAGCATCTTGCCCGACAAAAATTGATTGTCCTTCTAAACATTCTAGATGATCGATTGAGTAATATTCAAAATGGGCAAGCCAAGCATCACACAGTTTTGTGATTTCCATTATTCCTGAATTGGGACGTGAAAAGCATTGAATCATGATATTACCGGTACGGCGTGTACAAGGACTATCAGCAATGCCTGAAATAAAGCTCGGCCCACCTGCAATCGTTAAACGGCACCATAAACCTTCTTTAGGCACCGTAAAGCCTGGTGCATTTGGATACTGAATCCGTTCCTGAGCAATACCCGTAAAGCTTTGCATGCGATCAATAATAGCTTGCCTTGTCTGCTCTAAAGTCATTGCCATTTTAGCCACCGTACTTTTGAGAAATAAAGTTAAACGTGAGGCCATAAATACCTTGTGGCGCTTGATCAGACCAGCCGTTTTCTAAGCGTTCAGCATATGGCTTATTGTTTTGTATGTAGACCAAATTACCCAGCTTAAACTTAACGGCTTGAAGAGCTGCATCCTGCACCGCATTAGTTTCAGGTCCACGTACACCATAGTCACCAGATCCAATTGAGACGATATGAGAAGCACGATAAGCGCCAGTATCAACAGGACTTGAAACAACTAAAGATTGAACAGCATCCATTGTAATTTTCTTTACCTTTTCCTCTGCCGTTTTAGCCACATCAAAACTAAAATCAGTTGGCTTTTTCCCCTTCCATCCCATAAATTTCCCCATAAAAAAACCGCCAAAATGGCGGTTATATCTCAATCAGGTTTCACTTCAGCCAATAGCTTCCCTAGCTTTTCAGCAAGATCATTCATATCTGGAACGTTACCACTCTTCAGATCACTCATAAATTCATTGATAGCATTTAGTAAAGCAAATTGAAGAAAACGTGTAGTATTAACTACAAAATAATCGGGTGAGTTAAATTCTGTATTCACGTCATTTAGATGATTTAAATTATCCACAAACCATAGTTGCCGAGAAACTTTCTTATTAACTATATCTCGTGAAATAGAAGAATGATTATGAAGCATACCATTTCGTGATGCCCAAATTTCTTCTGCAGTTATTTCTGGATAATGTTTAATAAAATACTTATTCAACCAATTTTTAAAATAAATATTTACTTGGGTTTCTGAAACACTAATTAACCATGCTAATTGATCAATGAGAATATATGTACAATATTTAGCTTGAGAGAAACATCTATTTTTATATAAAAGCTTTATTCCATTTAAAGATTCTTGGATATGACTTTCTAGATTATCTAAATTAGGTTGTTTTGACATATTTACTCTACGTTATTAGAAATTTACAAATATAAAATACCAAATAACTATAAAAAATGAATCAAACTTTTCTCAACTGGCATTTCCAAATAGTTGAGGCAGGGTCTTGCTGTATATGAATAACTCGAAATGAGCCTAAGGCTGTTAGCCATTCATCTTCAATTTTAGGTGTCATGGACACTTCATTTTGAAGCACGGTAGCCTTCTTATCTGTGGCCAGTACTCCAAGCGTCTGAATCTCATATTGACTGTATGAGCCAAACAGAACGCCACGACCAGAATAGTTTTCTTTAACTTCGACATACGTTTCAGTTTTAGGATCCCAATCTTTTCTTGAGATCCGCTCACAAGTAAATGAATGAACGGCGTCCGCTAAATCATCATTAAATGCTTCAGCAATATCTGCCTGAATTTCGTCACGTAAGCCCATTAGATTTTCCTGACAAAAAATACAGCTTTTCGTTTGCTGTAAGGCTTAATCAAATCAAGAATGAATTGCTCAATCGCACTAAGCTTTACTGATCCGTCCTGATATTCTTTTTCAGTTTCAACCGTATCAGCCTTTACTTTCTTACGCTTTAATGCCTGTTCCTGTCCTTGATATAGATCACCTTTAATAATGCCCTTGATGATTTGATATGAGGCTGTTTTTAGAGGTTCAGGAACCAGAGTGGCATCTTCGTAAGGCTTAACATTACGTGCTAACAGATATGCCTCGGCCATTTGGAGGTATTGAGCCTTATCACTGGCAGATAAAGCATCAAAGCCTTCAACATGTTCTATCGCTTCTTGTTCAGTGATAAAGCCCATGGATTATTCCTTTGGAATTAATGCTAAAAGTTCATCTTTTTTAGCGCCTGCTTCAAATGCAATGCCTTTTTCAGTCAAGACCGCACGCAACTCATCAACTTTTAGACCTGCATAGTTAATTGGTTGCACCTGGTCATCACCTGCGTTTTGGTTGTCTTGAGCTTGCTGGTTGTCACCTTCAGGGTTTTGTTTACCTGCCCCCAATTCAAGCTCAGCAATACGTGCTTTCATGGCTTCTGGATCATTTTGAAAGGCAATGAATTCACCTTTCAACGTTGCCAGTTGTTCTTCGAGTTCAGCAATTTTTGTTTCTGTCATTTGTTGTCTTTCCCGTGCACGGTTAAATGATGAAAGTCCCATATGTGGATCTCCAAAAAGATAAGGCGGTGTTACCCGCCTTTTTGTTATTTGATCTTGTGCTTGAATGCCACAATACGGATCTGTTTAGGATCGTAAACACGTTCCCAGTTTGAAGGTGTTGCTAGACCAGCGTTATTAGGAGCTATACCTGTATCGCCTGCCCACTTAATGCCACGAGGGTGCAATACAAAGTGACGGCGGTTAATAAGAATGTCAGTACCAGCAAGGCTATCACGGTCTGTTTCTACACCAACCGGTGCCCCAATATCTTGGAAACCAATTGCACCTTGACCAAACAGGAATGAAGTAAAGACATCACCTTCCACTGGCATACCGTCATCGACAATCACACGGCGATCCATAAAGGTTTTATAGAGCACTACACCATCAGCATCACGTACGGTTTCGATCAAACCTTGTTTAGCTAATGCAGCCATGGTTGCCGAATGCATTGCAATAGCCGTTAATTTATCTACGGCATCACCCAACTTATAAGAAGCATCAACAAAAGATACGCCATCAATTACAGCGGCAGCTCCAGTTCCAGCAGAAATATCGTGAGTATTACCTGCCATGCTGGCTGCACCGAACACACCTTTAAGGGTATTTACGGTAAAACCTTGAAACTCACGCGACCAGTAATCTGCGACCAGATCACCAACCGCACCAAGTGGATCGTCACCAGATAATGCTTTAGCCAAATCATTAGCGCCCCACGCCTTACCACGTGCATGAAGAATCGCAATATCTTTGCCTGATGTGATGTTATTTACAGATAAAGGGGTTGAATCTGAAAGTACTTCTGACTCCCCACTTAAATCATTCCAGAATGGGATATTTACAGTAGTACCACCCTCTGTTCCGAAAGCCACATCTACATCCAAATCCCCAACAATGCCAGACTGCCATAATGCAGACTTTTCGGCAGTTTTATTTAATACGTACGGAGTGAATAACTCGGGTACGATTACATCAGCAATTTTTGTGTCGCCCATTAGGCTTTACTCCTTAAAGTTTAATACCGTGTTTTGCCGCTAGCTCTTTAGCTAGTTGCGGATTTTCATTTCGTAATTGCGCCAATTTGGTCATATTTACCGAGCCATCCGATTTGAGAATGTCTGGCTGACCTTTTGAATTGTTGCTACCAGTTGCGCCCATGCCATTAGGCTTAGGCCAGTAATACGGTTTTTGCTCGCGTAGAGACTCAACCCACTCTTTTGGAGTCATCGGTGTCTGACCATCTTTACCAATGACCACATCCCCGTTTTCATCAACTGCCACAGCTTTGCCGTTTTCATCTAATGCAAACTTTGTCTGAGCTAAAAAGGCGATATCAGGGGTCGCTTCTGGCAGTGCTTCAAGTTCAATAGCAGCCTGAACAATTTGGCTTTGCACTACTGATTTCTTGAATTTCTCGGCATAAGCTTCAGCTTTATCTGCCCGTTCTTTCTCTGCCTTAAGAACCTTGTCATGCTCTTCACGCATCTTCTCAGTGCGTTTCTGAATAACTTCTTCAATCTTGCCTTCTGCAATAAGTTTGGATTCTTCATCCTGATTTGATTTATCAAGCAGGACCTTGATTGCATCCAGATCCAACCCATCAACCTTTGATTTCAATGAACCTAGTTCATCTTTCAACTCTTTTTTATCTTTGATAAGTTCTGCATTCTTATCTTTAAGACCTTTAACAGCTTCATCAACGGCGGCTTGAATAGCTGCTTTAATTTCAGGATTTTCCAAATCAACTTTGATTTCGTCTGACATTTAAAAATCTCCTAGAGATACCGCTTAGCGGGTTTAATTGTTGAACCTTCTGCTTAGCTTCAGGCAATAAAAAATCGCCCCTAAGGACGCTAAATTTCGATTGAAAACTTAGATATTTGTTGCAAATAAACGGTAGCCTTCTAGCTCCCAAAGTTTATTTTCGGCTGACTTTTCTGCATTTCCACGAGCCATACACTCACCAATTTCAGCATCAAAGTTTTCAGCATTCACACATGCACTAAAACCCGTTGCTAGGAAAAACTTTCCATCTAAAAATGCATGGACAAAAGTAGATGTCGTGCCACCGGGGCGTTGCTCAACCGTATATGTAACACGCTCCATCAATGAATCAATTTGCGCTTTAGTTACTCGGGGCGCCACAGACTTTTCAGCTAACTCTTGCTCTGTTACTTCTTTGATCATTTTCTTCTCACAAAAAAAGCACCCGAAGGCGCTAAGGTTAAAAATTAAGTTCTAATTGATGAGTGCAATTGCTTTTAATCTTTCAAAAGTAAAACCATAAATTGCCATGGCTCTTGAAATCTTAATTTGAAGAAATGGCACCAGAATTAATTTTGTGCTCAGAATATATTGAGCATCTGACATAGTGAATTGCTTTTCAGACATTTGTAATACCTTTCGCTACATTTCCTTTGTTTGATTTGGCCTTGGTGCATCACTCACTAAGCGAACACCATGAGCACCATATGCTTCAAAAGTTACAGTAATTGTTGCGGGTCCATTTAAGGCATCAGAATTCATCTGTACTGCTCTTTGTCCAGCTAGAGGTTGTCCAGTTTCTTCATCACAAATAACCAGATAACCTTTCAAAGTAGGGTGACGCTTTAGCACTAAATGTCTTGACTCACTCATAAGCCCAACTCCTTAAAGGTTTGCTCATCCAACTTTCGAAGTTGGTCCAATGTGTATAATCGCCCCTCTGGATCGAAGAACTTATCAAAATCAAATTTCCCTTTCTTATAGAGCTTGTAACGCTTCGGTCCTAACCATTCTCTTTGAAAGAAATCATCAGTCTTTTTGAAGAACTCTTTAAATGTGGTATTAGCATCTAGCTGCCCTATTAATTGGCTTCGCTCTTCTTTTGGGATGTCCTTCACTCGACGTTCGTCCATTACAAATGGACGTTCACCGACAAGTTGACCGTCTTTCTCGACTGGCACCAAAATGCTTCGGCAATTAGGGTGTAACGGCGGTACCCGCTTTGCCGGATCGTTTATTTCCCAAACTGAACCATCCAAAGATGCACAAAGTTTTGATGTCCTTCCGTCCAGCGTTGCAACCAATCGAACATATTCAAAGCCAATCTGATTGAAACTATTTAGATATGCTTGATTGGCCACATGGCTGCGAACCGTTCTCACAGTACGGTCAATATCAGACTTTGAGCTACTTAAAAGCCCATCCTCATAATTAAGCCGTTTGGTACCACGGATGCGCTGAACTATTTCCTGATTTGTTTTACCTGAGTTGATACCATCCCGAATTGCATACTCAACCTTTTGACGGGCATTTTCAGCAATTCTGGATAGCAGATCATCAACAAGAGCCCCACCTACCAATGGTATTTTTTTAGCTGCGGCATATAGCTTTTCACCATTTGGTTTTTTGATCTTGCCGCCATATAGCTTCGCCATGTAATTGGCTTCATAAACAGCCAAGGCAGTAGCAGAAACAGCGAAAGCTTCAGGTAATGCAGTGTTTATTGCAGTAAACCACTGAGCAATCAGATCACGAACTTCCTTCAGATTTGACGTTGTGTACTGTCCACTTGCTAGAGCCATCTTTTCAGAATCATTTAATTCATCAAGCAAATCCCGAAGCTTTGCCAACATTAATATTGACTCATCATTAAAGATTTTTAGTAGCTCATTAACAGATTGAGAAGATACCCGATATAAGTACGCCTGATGTTGGGTAAGTACTTCAATCAATGATTTATCTTCTTTTGAAGCCATACATCACCTCTACAAAGGAGTGTTATCTCGCTCTATTTCTACCCGCTTCACTTCTTCCTGATAGTCGTGAGCTGGTAATTTACCTGTCATCAGGTATTCCCAATATGTGCGGAAAGAGTTTTTCCCTGAAATAGCACCCTCATAAAGCTGTTTTGCAAGATTAATATCCGTGACCTGCACAATAAACTCAGGTTCAACCGTAAATGAATATTTTGTCGAATCCAGCTTTAACCACTGTGCTGCATACTTAATGGCTTGTTCAATTGCTGCAGCTGCACACATCACGATACTGTGAAGACTTGCTTGCTGATCGTCTTGCCGTGCACGGCGCGCTTCACCTGATTCCTGTGTATTGGTATCAACTACTTTAGCCCCAGCTTCTAATGCTGAATTCTTTTGCGCATCCATTTCCTTTTTAGTGAGTTCAATGCCGCTACCTGAAATTTCCAAATAACCACATTGTGAATTTGGAGGAAGACTCCAGACAGCCATCACACCAGTAACGCTAATATCTTCATCACCCTCAAGTCCATTAATCCAAGGCTGCGGATGAGCTGTATGGTGAAGTGACTGGTAATAATCTGCACTTAGCTGGTAATACTTGAGTGCTGCCTTAGCCATGGTAAGCAATGGTACCGTTCCAACTTGTGGAGAATTATCGGTCGTGCCACAGAAAACAAACGGCGTGAAAGATAGCTGATTACCGCCGAGATCTGGCGTTTTATCTTCTTCAACAGAGCCATCAAATAACCGTACAGTTAGCGCACCATCAACCATAGATAAAACACGGTGAACCGTCTTTGTATCATGCCCAAACTCATCTTCACTATTTTCGAATTGTTCCTCGAGCACTAACAGCTTTAGATCCTTACGGCCACCAATGCTGTTTTCCTTCCAGTTAATGATTGATAGCGCATCATATAGAGCGAAATATGGCACACCAGCCCCATCAACATCGACAAGCAAACCACAGCGACCATATTCAAGTAATTCTAGGCAAATACGGATAAAGAGTTGTTTAAGCCCAAAACCATCATTGGTTGCATTCTCTATCAAACCCTTTAACAGAGAACTTTCAATTACGATATTAGGTTCCAGCTTTGAAACTAAACCAATCATCGTACGTAATGAATCCTGAACCCATAATGGATACTGAGCTCGACTTAGATAGGCTTTATAAATCTCTCCAGTCGTATCACCTTGCTTTTCAGCCTCAATCATTCCGGCCGATTTAGCTAGGTACTTTGTTTGTGCCTGTTTGATCTGCTCTTCACCAGCAACGGCGTCCCGCATAATCTCCCAGCTTTTTTGTGCAGCAATATACTGCGGATGTTTATCAATAACTGCCATAAAAACACCAATAAAAAAGCACCTGAGAAGGTGCATTGATTAACGAGAAAAACCAGCGATTGCGCGCCGTTTAAATATTTTCTGAATGATGACTGGGAATCTCTTAGCTATTGGATATCCACCAGCGTCCCCAACGTGGTCCAAACCAGCGCTTTTATCTGGCATTCCAAAATCATCATAGACTTGCTGTTCTAAAGTAGCCGTAAAGTTAGGACACTTGTTTGTGTTCACTTTTAAGTGTCGTTCACCCTCAGCATTCAGAATTTGTGCATTAACTGCAGTGATACGATCTTTAATACCGGGATTCACACCATTAACTTCAACTTTGAATCCATTTTTCTTTAAGATTGCATGATCAGATTCACTGAAGTTCTTTGATGATGTTGCCTGACCTGAAGCATCTGGAATCACAGTAATATCGTGATCTGGAAAGCGCTCATTAATCAGTTGACACATCGTCGGTGTATCTCTCACGCCAACCAGTTCATCTAAAGCTCTTGGCTTCCCTTCTCTAATGACATAAACCACAGCAGCCATTTTAAGCACGTTAAAATCCATACCAATGAGTAAAGGCTCACCTTTCTTAATTTCTTCATCCGTGTGGTTTAGAACTCGATCAAAGTCGGGGTAAACAGCACCACTGGTTAAATTGACAAACTGCCCTCTTAAATAAGCTGAAATTAATTGCGGCGGATAAGACTCATAAAGTGATGATATGTAGTCATCTGGAAGATTAGCTTCATTGTCATAAGTTGAAGCTTGAATCATTCCATATAGCTTACGCTTAGCCTCTGATTTATTTGCCTCTTTAACAAATTGCTCGTATGTAAACTTAAAACCTTCAGGTGTAGTGGCCACATCAATACCGTTGAGCAAACCAGCTTGCTTATAACGCATACGTGCGATGATCTTACGCCAAGCCTGTTGAGCTTTGACCTTGGCCATAACATCAAGTTCATCAATCAAGGCGTGGCCAATTTTAAAACCTACAATTGTTGCTGGTTTCTCCATAGACCGGCAAATGATTGTCGTTCGATATTGCCGACCATAATAGATATCCACCTCTTTATTGGTTTCATAAACCTTAGTTTTAAGCCCCCAATCGAAAGCAACCTCTTCAATAGTTGGAAAGAAAATGTCGCGAATCTGCGGGTAAGTTGGAGCAAAATAACCCAAAGGTACTTTAGGGAATTCCCAAGCTTTGTTGCATAAACTGGAGCATCCAACCCAAGTCTTTCCCGATCCAAAGCCAGCGACAAATGCGCGGAACTTCTTTTCCATCTGCAAAAAATTAGCCTGAGGTACATTCAGTGTCGGATTGATGTTCGGCATCTTTTTTACTCGCATCCACAACTTGAATAGTTACCTTGACTGGTGTTGGATCTTCATCACCTTCACCCTCTCTTAACTTTTCAATCTCAAGCTGCTTTAACTCAAGATTTAATAACATCAGGTCATAACCCTGCATTTCTTCCCGAACCTGTTTAATAACCCCTTGCTTCATAAGCCTGTTGTTCTTCCAGTCTTCATAAATCTTCTGAAGCTCTTTAAGCCGGTAGGCTTTATTAGCTAGCGGGATGTCATAAACATTCTTTTTAAAGTCCTCTCGGGTTTTATGAAAAAGGTCTTTATATTTCTTACTTAAATTCTTTCCTGCCGCTTTTGTCGGGTCATAAAGTTGTACCTGTTTTCGATCAATCTCAATGTTAAATTCTTGCTTGACAGCATTAGCTACCTGTTGAGGGGTATCCATGCAGGCAAGCGCTTGAACAATAAATATTTTTACCTGTTCTTTAAGTGCAGCCATACCCCCACCTTTGTCTAGCTACGTCTAGCAAAGAAGGCAAAAAAAAGAGCCATTCGGCTCAGTTGATTACGCAGTTTCCGCAGCATTTTGAAATATCAAGTTTCGAAACAAACGGCGGATTCTTTGCAGCTTCAACGATACGTTTAACGCTTTGACTCGCCCCCCACCGTTTGGTTACACCAACAAACTCTTCGACATCGTGACCAGCTAAATAATGTTTAGGTAAACCTGTTGAGCTACTAAAGATCATTTCACCGTCTTCATCACGTTCTACGCCTATATGGTAGAGTTCATGCTCAAGCAAAGCACAAAACTCACGATCATTTGCTTTGTCGCAAAATGTAGCATCAATGGTGATCAAGTATGTTGGCACAAAGCCGAACCAGTCTCGCATCTGTTGCTCTTGTCTAGCTTTACGCCAGCCACCAACATTGAACATGACTTTTTCGCACTGGCCTAACACCATAGCTTGCTTGCTTTTATATGCAGAAGAGGCCCAAGCAAATGCTAAAAATTCTTCATTATCATGAAGCAACTCAGCAATATGGTTATGATCAGGGTTATGAAGTGGTCCACCTATAGTTAAGTAGTTAGCCACAACCCATTTTTTTAGATCTGGTGCTGGTGTTAGTCTTATTGCTTCTTCTTCATCTGCTTGATCAATAAAATCAGTCGGTGGAAATGGTCTGATCTGATCCATTAAATATTTGCCTCTTTAAATTTTTAAGCCATTGGCTTGCGAAATGAGCTTGGATCTGTAATGGACCAGATTCATTAATCTTAAATCTTGGTGCTGCCTCTAACCGAACAACGGTATATCCCATTGATTCAGCAACATCGTAACGGTCCATACTCCACGCCTTTGTTGCCAGCTTGCCCTTTCGTCCACCTGACCAGGGACCGCCAGCAATTTCAACTAAAATACGATGTTCAATTAAATGAAAATCAAAACGCCAATGCTTTGTAGATTTAAACTGAAATTTCTTTTCGTATTTAATTTCCAGATTATCTAAAGCTTCAGTAAATTCTTCTTCTGCCTCTAAGTACTTTTGAGTAGCTTTAGGTAGCGGTCTGGATTTAGGCTTGGTTTTAGGTTCTTTTTTCCGAGTAAGCCAAAAGTATTCTGTAGAATCCATTATTCTCACCCATTAAAAAACCGCCACTTGGGCGGTCATAACTACTTCACAATTTCCAACTTTTCCAAGAACCGATCTAGCTCTTCCTCAGAATTAAACTCTAGATCTAGGGTGTCATTGGAGGTTAAAGTTAAAACTAACTTATAAAAATCTCTATGAGCAAATTTATTGTTTTCTGATGTAGCCTTTTTCACTTTTACCACATGATTTAAATTAATGTATTCGGATTTATGCTGAACAAACATTATTTTTCCTTTATTAGTAATGATTAAAGAAAAAACAATATATCTTAGCTGCTTAACTATTCCAACACATACTTAAGGTCATCAGGTGTTTCCAAATAACACCCATGTTTATTGCAGAATGCATGAATGTCATTTAGGTACTCAGTAAACTGCTCAACACTGGCATCAGTTGTTGTGATTAATTCATTCAACCCATCCGCCACTTGCTGATACATCGGATGTTTTTGATCTTTCAAAACCTTTACTGCTGCAAACGTCTTTCTGTACTGACCAACATCATCACGATGATAAATACGCGCTAAGAATTGCTTTTTAAAGAACAAATGCTCTGTATCTTTATCAGTGCCTTGATGCTTCGCCCACTGATTAAGCCACATCCAGTACAAACGATTTTGAGCTTTTGTCCGGTCTTTCTCTTGTGGTGCGATCAATACGACTAAAGGCTTCCCTTCACTCGCTGCTTTAGCGTGGTTACTGTTGAGATAGCCAATTACATAGTTGATGTCAGAATGGTTTTTGATGACGAATCGTGGTTCCATTTTGACCTCGCAATAAAAAACCACCCGAGGGTGGTTTAATTTAATTTTTATCAAAACCTAAGTATATTTTTTGAACGCACTCTGCATTTCTTTAATAAATTGATTTGTGTCCAAAAAGTAGTTTGGATAGGCCTTCTTAATCGCCTTCATGTCACCCACCGAAACAAGGACAATGTCTACATCATGTTCCTGTTTTACTTGTGACTCCAAAGTGGCATACATTGTTTGAGCAATTTCCTCCTGAGCCTTGGTAAATGGAATTACATTTACTTTCCAGCTACTTTCCTCTTGCTTGAGAATTAATAGGTGGTAAGCATGTCTACTATTTGACGTAGACTCAATATGTTTTGCCGATATCTGCAACCATTTTAATTTAGTAAAGATTTGAAGCCGTTGCTCGATATCTTTTGCTTCAATCGCGATCTCTTCTGGAGTAGATTTTGAAAACTCTTCAACAACAGGTGTGCCTTCTTTAATAGAAAATAAAGCGCTACTTAGTTTTAGAAAGCGTCTAATCTCATCACTTCCGAAGCCAGATTTAATAGATGCATTCTCAATTACTCCCAATGTTTCTACCGCAGTCGCCCAAGAGTGTTGCAAGGCTGTACGTATTTGTAACTCGATTTTTAAACCATCAAGCCCACTGTGATCTCTACTTTTATAGGTAAAAACTTGGTGGATACTGCGATATCCATCACTTTTGGGATTTTCTATATAATCATGGCAAGGCACAATCGGAACGTGGTTAAACCTATTATTTCGCCCCACTAGTGCTTCATGTAATTTCCTAACATCTGCAATACTTGGCAAAATAACCCTAACTCCGCCAATATCTTGCATTCTAGCCAAATTCATTCTTGGGTTTCTTTGCAATTTAGAAATAATAGATGGCATACGCTTCAATCTTTGCGCAACCGTAAAATCTCTAAACTTTAGTTGCGTACATTTACTTCTAATATTTTTCTGAAATACATCAATAGGATAAGAATGGAGTGCTCTCCAATTATTTAAAATATTATAGGCTTCTGTCTTTTCTACCTGAGTGGCTGTATTGCTTATAAGTGCAGCGCCAGCTCTTCTGAGAACATTCGTTCCAGGCACAACTAGTTTTGCTTCATCTATGCTCATAATAAACCCCTTTGGTGTAGAAAGAGTTTATCATAATTTTAAAAATGGCGATTAATTTTTTTTATAAACATATGTAATTATTTAAATTTATTCATATCAAAAAACATCCTGCTCTTTAAGCTCACTAATAAGAGCCGCCTTACCTAACATGCGCTCTCTAGATAGCGTTTCTTTCTTGGTTTGGCGACCCATTCCACGTCCGCCACCTTTATTCCCAACTCTTTTAGACCAATACTCATAGTCACAATTTTGAGGCTTACTGCCTTTTCGAGTCCTACTCATCAAAAAACATCCCCATCTTTAATATTAAGCATCCGCTCTGTTTTTTCTAACATCTTGTCGAACCATTCTTTAGATTCTACAAGTCCCATCCCTCGATACTGGTCAAACCATTGATGGCAGGAATGGCACAAAGGTATTGTGTATTTATCATCTGCTTTAATCCCCTTGCCTTTACCATGTTCACTGAAATTAGAATGAGCCGCTTGTGAGTGAGGATAGCCGCATCTAACGCATGGTAATTTTCTTATTGCAGCAAGTCGCTTTGCATCACGCACTTTTAAGGTTCTGTTTGATGTTAGCAATCTGAGTGTCGATGTCTCTGATTCGACGCTTGCAGTCTTGTTTGAATTGATCTCTCGCATTGAGATGATTCAAATTTTCTAAATTAAACCGATCTTTGTAGAGTAAATCTAAATTCTTCTTCGCTTCGATTGTGTCCATGTTCACCCCAATCCATATGACTTAGATGAAATGAGCTTTGTAATAAGAACGTTTACTGTGGTGTGAGGTATCTTATCGTTTTCCTACCACAAACTAATTATGCCCACTCACTTCTCTAAATTTAATGGCACGCCATGCAGGACTCGAACCCGCATCAATCACACTAGAATTATGATGTCTTATCCAATTAGACGAATGGCGTAAAAAAGAAAACCCCGTCAAACGACAGGGCTACAAACACTTAATCTTTCCACACTTTCTGCATTCTTTCTGATTGAACATGTCGGATTCATATTCCCAAACATGAAAACAGAATACTTGCCTGATGATTCGGAGCATGTGAACCTCCAAAAAAATAGCCCTACGTTTAAGCATCGACTAGAACTCCAGTCCAGCACATCGGAATCCAATGTTCTAAGCTTGTAGGGCATAAAAGCAAAAAGCCCACGATTAAGTGAGCTTTGATGTGTTGGTCTTCGGAAATCCGTAATACGACCAGTATAGAAAAACATTACCTTAAATCCGTTTAGCTGTCAATTGTTTAGCTTTTTACGGTATAGCCCCACATAGAAATCGATTTCGTCTTCCATGTCTTTCAAAATAATATCTACCATTGTACCGAGATAAGCATAGTTCTTACTGTATGTATCTGCTTTAATCTCATCGATGCCGCAGAACTTTAATTGACCTTGCAAAGTACGATCTTCTTTGATCACTGGACGCATCTTAAAAAATACCTGCATTCGAGCCACCTTCATGCAGAACAGCTTCAAATCAAAGTGATGTCGCTGGCGCTCTTTGCTTGCCGCTTCATATAAGATTTCACCAATATGCTCCACAAGTGTCTTGAATGCCTGTGTCGTGTCTCTTGAATCACCCCAAACTAATATCTCACAATATGCCTTAGTTGCTTCATCTTCAATTGAAGCAATAGCCCCGCAACGCTCTTCCCAAGTAGGCGCCTTCTCTCCTGTCGATGCAGTAGACGTTTCATAGCTTGCCGTTTTAGCTCTCATTTGCTGACCAACCCATTCAAGATTTGATAATTTTTCCGTTACTACTGCATTCATCTCTTTCCCCTTACTTGCCGTATTTCTTGATGTGATTTCTGACTTTTTCTCTGTTGACTTCTCCGCTCGCTATCTGTTCATACATTTTTCTGGTCTGCCAAATGACATAAATAATGAGAAGGGGAGAAAATAAAATTCTCAGGATGATTAGAAGCAGCTTTAAAGAAGCTTCTGCATAGTCCTTGAGGTCACACCAATGATCTTCAAACCATCCCTTTAGAAAGAATCCTTGCCATTGGAGTGTGAGCTTTAATGCATCTACATCTACCTTTGATTTCATACCGTCACCCTCAAATAGTTTCTAAATCTAAGATTGTTATAGTTCCCCAATGAACTGCACCGGTATCAATCCAATAGCAGTTATCACGCTTACATGGTTTTTGAGTTACTGTATGCCCCATAATCACTGCATCTACACCATTTACATGCGTGTATTGCTGATTGTCAGTATCAAGACGCTCACGACCCCACATAGCTAAATCTGATGGAGCACGGTTTTTAGATGGCTGACTAAACGAGTCCTTAAACTCATTCCAATCATTCTGTTCGATATGCCCATGCACAATTCCAAACTTCTTGCCTTTGTGGTTTATCTCTAAAACAATTGGTAATTCAGAGAATACTTTTGCAATGTTGTACATAGCTTGCCCATCAAGCATGTAGAACCACTCACCACCATTGTCTATATGGCAACGTTTATATGACTGATCATGTAAGCCGCCAATGCATAGATCCTCGTGATTGCTGCGAACTGATGTAAACCATGGCTTAGAAAGCAACTCGATACATTCAAGATTCTGCGCACCGCGATCAACAAGATCACCAACAGCAACAAGAAGATCATTATCAAAGTCAAAGCCAATTTCCTTGAGGCGATTCATCAACAAGTTGTAGCAGCCGTGAATATCTCCAACTGCATACAGCTTGCCTTTAATTTCTTTATCCCAAACCTTCACCAATCCCATCACGCCACCTCAAATCATCAAATACTTTTTAATTTCATCTATGGCTTCATCTGCACCGAAGCAGACTTTGCACATGTAACCTTGTTCTTCTAAGCGTTGAATCATGAGCCTTTGACTTGGTTGTAACTTCCCTTTCTTTGACTTCAATTCAATCCAAAGCCCGTGTATCTCACCATTTGGAACAATTAGCTGAAGGTCTGGAACACCAGCCTTCACGCCCAACTTCTTAAACTTTGCAGCTTCAAGGATGTTTCTTGAGCCACCATTAGGAATATGAAACAGGTAATCACTCAAACGACCTGACCCATATTTCACACGATGCGCCCAACTCATGAGCGTCATCTGTTCTTGATCTTCTGTAGGCACTCGATTAAATCGCTTAGAACGAGCTGCCTTTTGTGACTGGACCCTTTGAGCCTCTTTGAATGTGGTCATAGCTCAATCCTATGGTTGGTTAGGCTTGCACCTTTTGAGGTGGCCTCTTCTGCTTTCTTGCGATGTTCATCGTATTGATCCCCCTTGAGCGCTTGCTCTCCAATCAATTCATACTTGTTTGCGCCACATCCAAAGCAATGTAGAAGTGCATAACCATCTTTATCAGAAACTATTGCCTGCAATGGTTCTTTGCCACATTGTTTACACATGCCATTTACCATTGCTGCTATTGATTTCCCTTTCCATGCACCTAATTCCTGCTCAAGGAATTGCACCCGCTTTTGCAGCTCGTCACGTTCTTTGATTAACACTCTCTTCTCGGTTGCGAGTTGCAAACGTCTTTTCTCATGCTCGCTGATTACCTTTTGTTGCTGAAGCAGGCCAACAGACATTCTTTTATGTGATGCAAGTATTAGTGAGATATCGTCTTGCAACCCCTCCACTTTCGCTTGCATTGATTGCTGACCAGCCTCGTAGGCACCCTCCAAGCCAAGAGAATATGGAATTTTTCCGTTACTAGAACACCACTCAATAAATGTCATTGGTTTATCCATTATTCACCTCAACTCAGCCAACCAAGAAACGCTAGAAACGCAACCAACAATAGGAATGCTTGAAAATCTGTCATGATTGTTCCCCTATCGTTTTGCAGTTAGGCGAAATGTGGTTTTCTATGGGGAAGTCGTCTCCGATCAGCTCTAGAAAGTTCTCGTGAAGCACCTTTGCGAACTCGGGATGCAGTTCTTGTAAGCTTCCTACTGGCTCAGGCAGAGAAGGCATGTCAATGCGACATCCCAGTGCAATTTCTTCTGGCTCAGCTTTACGCCATTGTTCCATTTGCGATTTATGTACTTGCCCATCATTGCAATAGAAATAGTTCTTACCTTCTGAAAGGATTTGCAGAACTGGCATGAAAGTCTTGTCATACTTTTGGTCAATCACGATGTGATCCCCGACTTTAAAATCACGCATGGCTGGCTCCTTTTAAACTTGGCAATTGATCAATAAACTCCAAAGCTTCTTCAAGGCTCTCTGCATACCCAACATCGAGTTGTGGCTCACAATCAGGGTCCGCATCTAAGAGTTTGTTTTCAGTATCGGCGTCTATGTCAATAAAGTAAGCACCACCACCACCATAACAATCAGACATGTATTCCCAATGAACTTCTGCGGGAATCCCTTTCTTCTTGAGTTCTGATCTAATTTTTCTACTACTCACGGAATCACCTTTATATTTTTCATAAGCCAATTAGAAGCTGCCGGATGTTTCCAAGCGCCTAGTTCTTCGTACCAACACATTAGATTGCCGCTTTCTATTTTGAAGAATCTTGTTTGACCACCCAACGAAGTAAAGAAGTGTGTAGCGCCATCTGGAGTGTCTTTTTTATTACTCATCCCCGCCTCCGTATATTGATTCGTGGTCGCGGATGGCTTGTTCTACTTTATGGATATAGACATCTGCCAAGCCGTTTTCGATTGGAACTGAGACAAGTAAGAATCCATTAAAATCAGCCATCTTCACTTTGTCTTTTGCTATCTTGATGCTGCCAAACAAGTTGATTAGCTCAACCGACTCCACCAGACGCTTAACCACATCACGCTCAAATACACGATCGCCATGGTGAGGCTTGATTTCATCTGTAAAATCAATTTCACCTTCATGAACCACCAAATACTTAGCAGTGTTGACAAATGACATTGATATTCTGAAAGTGTTAGGCCCGAACTCACGAATAAACTGTTCTGGTTTCATACCGCTTCCCTCAAACCTAAATGACGCACGTCTCCACCCCATTGCATTGCCATAGCATCTGCAATGCCTTGAAAAGTTAAGCTTCTCGCTTTTCTGCGTTCTTCTGCTGGCAGCTTTAACGTGTCTAAATGCCAAGGACTATCCGTCCCTTTGCCGTTTTTGTACTTCACAATATTTGGCTCAACCACATTGGTTGCTTGTAAAGCTGGTAATCCCTTTAACCATAAGCATGTAGCTTTACGCTCAGGATCACCAAACATGTAGGGATGAATTACTTGTGAAGGCTTTTGATAGATTTTGCTCATGCATCCAATTGGATTCTCAATTGCTACCTTTTCGCACTCCAGATCAGTAAACAAATTGAAAAATGCAATTGCTTGCTCGCGATTTTTCATCCGGGTAATTGCTTTCTCCCCATACCTATCAACGTTAAACCAACGATTGCCAGCTACAGATAGAAAGGTGCAAGGAGGATGAGCAACAATGAGATCCCAGCCTCCATACAACACATCACGAACATCACCTTGATAGTGATTACCTGGTGCTTCTGTTGGGAGTAAGTCACTAGACATAGCGTTGTGACCTAAAGCTGAAAAAGCATCACGAACACGTCCAGAATATTCACAAGCAACCAGTACGTTTAATCTTTTCATACCGCCTCCTTGTA